GGATAAATGTTATAAATAATAATGTTGAATTAGCATTAAAGAAGATGAAACAAAAGATAAAAGATAGTGGTATGTTAGTTGAGTTAAAAGAGAGATCATATTTCAAAAAACCATCAGAAATTAAGAGAAGAAAGAAAAATCTGGCAAAATCACGACAAAAATATAAACAAATTAAAGAAAATAATAGACATTATTAAATTAATTTAAAGTTTTTCTTTAACTGTCATATATTTATATACATAGAATTATAAATACACCACTTTAAGTGAATTTGTGGTGTCTAAACATTTCACATAAACTTATTAAGTTTCCTAATAAACTTATTCCTAAAATATAATATGAGGAGAAATATCATGAGTGATATTTTGAAAGAAGCCATAGCAGATGCAAAGGCAGTTCGTGAAACAGCACTAGCAAATGCGAAGATGGCGTTAGAAGAGGCATTCACACCTCACCTACAATCAATGTTATCTGCCAAACTTCGTGAAGATGATGAGGAATTTGAAGATGAAGTTCCTGTTGAAGATGAAGAAGAGGAAGAAGCAGAGATGGAAGTTGAATACCATGATGATATGGAAGATGAAGAATCAGTTGAAGAAGATGGGTATGAAGAGGAAGATGAACCTGAAGATGAAGTTGATATGGAAGAAGAAGGTGTCATTGAAATCAATGGTGTTAAATATGCTCCAGTAGTTACTGAAGAAGATGAAGTTACTGAAGAAGATGAAGTTACTGAAGAAGATGAACTTGATCTTGAAGCTATCATCAAAGAACTCGAAAATGAACTTTCTGAAGATGACGAAATTTCTAATGAAGAAACTGTAGTTGAAGCTGAAGAAGAAGAAAAAGAAGTTTCTGAAGAAAAAGAAGTTTCTGAAGAAAAAGAAGTCAATGAAGAAGAAGAGTTTGAAATTGATAAATCTTTATTTGAAGAAGATGAAGATGAAGATGAAGAGGAAGAGGAAGTTGAAGAAGCTATTAATCCACTTCAATCTGAACTTGATGAATATAAAGAAGCTGTTCATTTCTTGAAAGATAAACTTCATGAGGTAAACATCTTGAATGCTAAACTTCTATTTACAAACAAATTGTTTAAAGAGTTCGCTCTGGATAACAATCAAAAATTAAAGGTAGTTGAAACATTTGATAGAGCACAGACTACAAGAGAGATTAAACTTGTTTATTCAACTCTTGCAGAACAGTTATCTGATAATGGTACAATTACACGTAGATATAAAAACATTAACGAATCCGCAAGTAAACCTGTTAGTTCAACAAAACCTACTAAAGAATCAAAGAAAGTGATTACTGAAGAAAGTCAAGTTGCTAATAGATTTAAGAAACTTGCTGGATTACTATAATTAGGAGAAAATAATCATGAGTGATTATATAAACGATGCTCTTTTAGGAGCAAGTCCTTATAAGAAACAGCAAGAAGAATCCAAAGCTATCGTAGCAAAATGGGAAAAAACAGGTCTTCTTGATGGTTTGAATGAGGATTTTAAAAGAAGTGGAATGGCTACAATGCTTGAAAATCAAGCTCGTCAGTTAATTTCAGAAGCTAGTGGTACTGGTGGTCGTGCTGGTGGCGCTCTAGGTGGTAGTGGTGGTACTGGCTCAGAAGAGTGGTCAGGTGTTGCTCTTCCATTGGTTCGTAGAATCTTTGGTGAATTAGCAGCTCAAGAATTTGTATCAGTTCAACCAATGAACTTACCTTCTGGTCTGGTATTTTACCTTGACTTTAAGTATGGTAAGACAACTGCTGGTACACAAGCTGAAGGGTTTGGTACAGATAATTTTGCTAAAGTTCCAGGTGGTGATGTTGATTCACTACAAGGTAAATCTGGTCCTAACTCTCCGTCTGGATCTTCCGCACCTTATGGTGTTGGTGGTTTGTATGGTGAAGGTCGTTATGACTATTCAATTAATACTGCAGCGGGTGCTGAAAGTACTATAGGTGCAACTGCAGGAGCTGCTGCACATACTACTGCTTCGGCTACTTACAAAGATATTAACTTTAATCAAGAACATTCATCTTCATTAGGTGACTTATATAAAGTTACTTTTGGTACTGGTCAGCTGTCAAGTGCAGATTATAAAGCTGTTAAATCTTTTAATATTTCAGGATCAAGTTCTGGATCTTTCAATACTCAACTGTTTCCACAATATACAACTATAAACGGTGCTGAAACAGAAATTTCATTTATTGTATCTGCTAGTTCTAGTGTAGGTGAAGCTACGAATAAGCTTAAACTGATTTATTCAAAACAACCAACAGAAGCTTCAAGGGGTGACTTTGAAGATACTGCAGGTAATGCTACTGCTGATACATTAGCAATTCCAGAAGTTGATCTTAGATTAACCAGTGCAGCTATTGTTGCTAAAACACGTAAACTGAAAGCAGTATGGACACCTGAATTGGCTCAAGACTTGAATGCTTATCATAGTGTTGATGCTGAAGCTGAATTAACATCAATGTTATCTGAATACATTTCATTAGAAATTGATTTGGAAATCCTTGATATGCTTGTTCAAGATGCAGTAACACAAGACTATTGGTCAGTTACTCCAGGTGAAGACTATAATGGTACAGGTACTACTGAAGCTGCTTGGGATACTACAACATTCTACGGAACACGATTTGAATGGTGGCAGACACTTGTTTCAAAGATACAGAAAGTATCTAATGAAATTCATAGATTAACTATGAGAGGTGGTGCTAACTTCGTTGTTTGTTCACCTAAAGTGGCTACTATCCTTGAATCAATTCCTGGATATGGTGTATCTACGGATGGTAATAAACAATCATTCGCAGCTGGTGTACAGGCTATAGGTTCTCTACAAAATCGTTGGACTGTTTATAAGAATCCTTATATGACAGAAAATCAGATTCTTGTAGGTTTCAGAGGAAGTAATTTCCTTGAAACAGGTGCTGTATATGCTCCATATGTTCCACTGATTATGACACCTCTTGTATATGATCCATCAGACTTTACTCCACGTAAAGGTGTGATGACTCGATATGCTAAGAAAATGATAAGACCTGAATTTTACGGAAAAATTGCAATCAAGGATTTAAACTTGGTGTAATTTAACATAAAATAAAAGTTAAAACATAAAAAAAGAGGGATTTATTTCCCTCTTTTTTTGTGCAATCATTATAATATCTCACCCTTTTTGTTTTTGATGTTTTTTTAATTGTTTTTAATATTTATATATGACTTATAGTATTTTAATGTAAACGGAGAAGACGATGCCAAAAGCAGATTATATTTATTCAGATCCAACAAATCATGCGAGTGGTTCTACACCACATGGAATTTATGATGATGATTCTATATTTCAGACTGATAGTTTAACTGTTTGTAAATGGGTAGCTAAGAGATTAGGTCATCCAGTATTACAACTTGAATTTGATAGTGGTTCAATTTACGCTATGTTTGAAGAAGCTGTATCAGAATATTCATTACAATTAAATTATTACAATACAAAGAATTGGTTATGGGAACATTATGGTGCTACAAATAGAGAAAGTGGTTCAACATTTAGTTCAACAGGTTCACATGAACCAGAATCACCACACATGGGAACGACATTTATGCTATCAGAGCAGTATGGTGAGGCTGTTAATGTTGGTGGAGATGTAACTTTATATTCAGGTTCAATTACACTTACTGGTTCAAAACAACAATATGATTTACAAGCTGATTCAAATCTTGAATCTGGAGATAGTAGTACCAGACTTGAAATTCAAAGGGTATTCAACTATGGTCCTTCAGCAGCACTTAAATTCTATGATCCGTATGCGGGTTCATTTGATCAACAACAGATGTTAGATGCGATGGGGATGGGGAATGTATCACCAGCTGTATCATTTATTTTAAGACCATTACATTATGATGTGTCTAGAATGAAAGCGATTGAGAACAATGATTATTTACGAAAATCAAATTATTCATTTGAATTGGTAAACAATAAATTAAGAATTTTTCCAATACCTGTTAGTAGTAGTGCTGGTGATAAGATATATTTTAATTATTATTTAAGAAATGATATGACTGATGTAACAAAATCAGTGAATAATAGTAAAGTGTCAGATCCAAGTAATATTCCATATAAATTTATTACATATTCTGAAATCAATTCAGCTGGTCGTCAATGGATACGAAAATATGCATTATCTCTTTCAAAGGAGTTGATTGGTATTATCAGAAGTAAATATGCATCAATGCCATTACCTAATGGTGAGGTAACATTAGATGGTGAATCGTTAAAGTCTGAAGGGAGAGAAGAAAAAACTCAATTGTTAGAAGAAATTAAAGAGTTTCTTGAGGCAGTATCTTTAAGTGAACGTTCTAGACAAGAACAGGAACAAGCAGATGCTCAACAGTCAGTATTGAATAAAGCCCCATTACCAATTTTTATAGGATAATATAATGTCAAGAACAAGTCCATTTTTTTTACCAGCAAAAGAAATACGAATGATTGATTCAATGAATGAAGAGTTAATTGATGAGTTAATTGGTCAATCGGTTGATATTTACAAAGTAAATATAGATAACACAGATGAAAATCTTTATGGTGAATCAACAACAAAGTATTATGATGTAGGTTTTAGAGTTAATTGTTTAATTTTATTTAATGAGCCAGAAGTCATTCAAGATGAATTTGGATCTGATGTTAATTCTAACATTGAGATGTATTTTCAACGGAATAATTTAGCAAGTGGTTCATTGAATTTTTATCCAGAGATGGGTGATATTGTGGATTGGAATGATTTTTATTGGGAGATGAATTCAGTGACAGAACCACAATTGATTCATGGTCATCCTGGATATAAACATTCAATTGTAGCAACGGCACATCGTTCAAGATTATCATCATTACAAATAGAAGAGAGGCCAAGATAATGAGTTTAAAAGAACATATAGCAAGATTTGAGGAGTCTTTAGGAGAATCTTCAATTATCAATTCAACTTTTGAAAAAGAGCAAATAGAAGATAAAGAGCAAATTATTGAAAAGTTAGAAGAAGAAACACATAATTTATCTAACCAAGTTTTTAATTTGGAAAGTGAAAAGAATAATATTTTACAAGAGTTAAATAAAGCAAGATATTTTGAAGAAGGTGTTTTTTCAATAAAAGAAAAAGATTATATAAATGAAATTAAATCAAAAGAAAATATTATAAAAGAAATTAAATCGGAGTTTAATCCTTTATATAAAAAAATAGATGAACAAAAGGTTAAACTTTCTTATAAAAATGATATAATAAAAAAATATACAAACATAAATAAAGAATTACATGAAAAAATAAATAAACTTAATTATAGGTTAAATTCTGAAAATGAAAATAGTAAAGAAATTATTGGTGAAATTAAATTAGAAAGAAAAAGGACTTATCAAGATTATGTGAATAATTTAGATGCTTATGAAAATACAATAACATCAAAAAATGAGATGATAAATAATTATAAAACTAAATTAGAAGAATCTTTAGATAAGTTAAAAGAAGCTAATAATTTAATTATTAATTTAAAGAAAGATATTAAAATTAATGAAAATGTAAGACAAGAATTAAGAGAAAAAAATGAAAGATAGGAGATAATAATGGCATACGAAAACAGAAAATATATGATAATCCCATTTGCTGATGTAACAACAGAGATGACTGACAATGCTATGGAAAACCCTGCTTATTTAAGGCATTCTATATCTGGAGTAGACAGGGTTATATTGAAGTTTGAGGGAGACACACCTGAAGTCTTTGATGGAATTACGACTTATACTCATCCAGAGATATTGGCA